TGTCAAGTGGGGCAGCATGTTCCTCATGCCGCCCGGCAGTTACAAGGCCAATGTGATCCTCACGGCTGCGAACAGTGCCGGGTCGTTTGGTGGGACGATCAAGGCGATCTTGTTCTTCCTTCTTCATTTCCATCCAGTCAGCTTCCGTCTGCAGCTCTGGAGTTCATCGATCAAGTAGACGATCCACTTTTGTTTGGCAATGTAGACGCGTCCGCTGCGCCATTGGCCAAACCCGAACGGGTCACTGACAAACGCTTCGGTCCTGAGTACTATTCTGGTACTTCTTTGGACGAAGTCGCCCGTTACGGTGGATACAACCGGTACGAACCTCCCGGCAATGTGGACCCCTTTGTTGCTACCGCAATGAAGTCTTGGGACCCTGCGCTGTATGAATCGTGCTACGGTTTTACGCGTCGTGGAGCTGGTACATCCGGCATGTATGACGCACTTATGTCTTACGATGGCGGTTTCCCGCACTATCGAGACTTTTCTTCGCGTGAGAAGCGCCTCTTTCAAGAAGCACTTCGTCGCACGCGGGATGCGTTCACGCTCCCAAACAAAGAAGAGCCCCTCGAATGGCATGAGGTTGGACCTCATCTTCGTAAGGACACTTCCGCTGGCGTCACCTGGCCAGGCAAAGTCAAGGGTGACGTAATGGAAGAGATCTATCCCGCCGCTCGTTGGCTGGGTCACCGCATGAAACGTGGTGGTAAAGGTCGTTTCGATCCTCGAAGCGTCCGTTTCCCCCCGTGTCTAGCTGCGAAACGTGGACACATGTCCGCATCGACAGCACCTAAGACACGCTTGGTCTGGGTTTATCCCGCCGAGATGTTGACGGTGGAGGGGCTTTATGCTCCTCGTTTGTACAAGAGGTTTATGGAGTGGTCCTCCTCTCCCCTCATGTACGGGTCTTCTCCAGCCCGTATCTTCTCGAGGTTCACCTCGCGTGGTACTGAAGGATTGAAGAAACTGGGTATTGATTACTCCGGTTTCGATCAGAAGGTTCCTCCTTTTCTGATCCGCATAGCGTTCGATATCCTCAAGTCCAACGTTAACTTTGATACGTGGCGCGGCAAATCCGTCTCTCCAAACCAACGTCAGAAATGGCGAAACGTTTGGGACGGTATGGTGTGGTATTTCATAAATACCCCCATCCTGATGCCTGACGGCCGCTTGTTCCGCAAGCGCCGGGGTATCCCTTCTGGTAGTTGGTGGACCCAACTGGTCGGTTCCATCGTCAACTACCTTGTCACCACTTTCTTGTGTCTTGAGCAAGCACAGGATCCCCGTCATTTGATGGTTCTTGGTGACGACTCGGCGTCTCACGTCCGAGACTTCTCCCTCGAAAGAGGCGCTCTTTCCGCCCGCAGACTTTTCGGTATGGTGGTTAACTCTGAAAAGAGTGACCTGACCGAGACTGCCACTGACTTTAAAGTCCTGGGTACCAAGTACCGAATGGGTCGCACCTTTCGGGAAGACTCTGAGTGGTTCAAGTTAATCTTGTACCCTGAGTACCCAGTCCGGGATCTCGACATATCAATGTCTAGATTCGTCGGTTTGTGGCTTTGCGGAGCGATGGATAGCATCAGATTCTGTGACTTCTGGCGCTATTTCCAAAGTGGCTATCCTGTCAAAACTTTTGGCCGCTTCTCCCGTGATCAACGGCGTGGGCTTACTGCCCTACTGGGTCATGAGGTTGGTGAAGACTGGTCTTTCTCCGAGAAAGGCTCTGTCTTCCAGTACGCATACTTTGCGTACTAGTCACAACGGGCTGCATTCCCGATTCCTGTGCAGAGGTTGGTGAAGACTGGTCTTTCTCCGAGAAAGGCTCTGTCTTCCAGTACGCATACTTTGCGTACTAGTCACAACGGGCTGCATTCCCGATTCCTGTG